CTGCCGCATAACGCGCATGTACCAACAACTTTTCCAATCGGTGGTTCTTCCATGTCGTGCTGGAACTGCGCCCACGAAAGACCATAGTCATACATTTTCCATCACCTTTGCGGTTTCATGTTCAATAAGATTTGCATGCTCTGCTTTGTGTGCTTGTTCGTACCAAAAATCCAAATTTTCTGTTGCTTCTTTCAACTTGTCTTTTAACTCAAAGTTTTCAGCCAACAACCGTTTAATCATTTCGTCTTCTGTCATTTTTTATTCTCCTTTCCAAATTTTATTTCAGTAAATTTTATATTATGTATTGACATTTAATAAAATATAAAATAACATGTGTATAGCGTTGCTCATGTTGAATCACTATTTTATTGGATTCACATAATTTCCAAGTATTATTATACTTTATAAAACATAAAATGTAAATAGAAAATTTTATATTTTATAAAAATTTTTTTGAGCAATAAAAAGGAGGACAAATAAATGGATGATGTAGAACAGTTGAGGGCAAAAATATTTCAATTATTAGATGACAATAAAATAATGCCATCTAAATTTGCCGAAGAAATAGGAGCGTCACAATCACTTGTGAGCCAATGGAGAAGTGGGGCAAGCAGTTCTTTCTGCAGAAAACAATACATTGAAAGAATCGCAAAATTTTTCAATGTATCAATCGATTATTTGATAGGTATAAATCAAGGCAATCGTGATTACGAAATCCAAGAAATTGCAGAATTAGTAAAAGCCAGAGAAGAAATTAGAAATCTATTCAACATAGTCATTCACATGAGTAAAGACGAAGTTGAAAAAGCCACACGGATCATTACAGCACTAAAAGGATAAAAATAAGCCCATCGGAAATTAATCCGATGGGCTTTTATTTTTGTTACTATTCTGTTTTTCCGTCTGATTTTGCAGCCGATGCGTCAACAAATCCTTCCCCAACTATGTACGCTACAACGGAGCCTAGCGCCATAATCACGCCGCTGATTTGCGATGTCGTGTTTGCGTCAACGTCAAACAACGCCAGCACGCCAACCACAAGGCCTGCAATCGCCATCCAAAGTTTGCGAGATGTCAGTTTTGATTTCAAATTCATAAAAACATTCCTCCTATTTTAATATCAAAGCCAATATTGCCGCTACAAGCCCAGACGCCAAAGCGCCGATAATTGCTTTCGTAAACGTATCCCATTTTTGTGCTGGACGTGCCGTGATAGCTTTGACGTCAGCTTTTATTTCTTTGACGTCACTGTCAAGCCCGTCCACTTTTTCGTCCATCCTTGCCATAGCCGCAGTTAACCCGCGTATGTCTTTGACTTCTTCAGTTAGCCTGTCAATTCTCTTGTGAGCTGAACGCGCACTATCCAACGCCTCCTGTGCAATATCCGACATAATAAATCCCCCAAACTATTTGATAATCACGCGGAATAGCCTATCAGAATATCCTTCCGCATATATTCCAACATCTTGTCCAGATTTTCCAAGCGGTACGATGTGCCATAGTGTAAAATCAGGCCATAAGCACCGCACAATCTGTACTACATCTGAAGTACCTGCAACTAGATTTACATTGCCAGTTGTTTTTGCTGTATAACATTTGCCACGCTCAATGTAAACATCTCCAGATGTGTCACAAGTAAATGCAGGCACGCCAATATTAATAAACACTGTATCCATATCCACGTTGCCGCTAATGCCGTCTACACGGCCTGTTGAGCCTGTTTGCTGGATAGCGCATTTAACATTCGGCCCGCCAGTGTAATCAGCCAGCCATAAATAATCAGCTGCGTTCATTGTGTATGCAGTGAAAATATGTAGCCGATAATCATTGTTGGTATAAAGTGCTGTCTTATATCCGTCTGCTTCCGCAGCGTTGATAAACGTTACAGCCATAGCGTTAATCAGGTCGTTTGCAGGCGCCTTGCCGTGAATTCTAGTGTAATAATTGACAGACGCATATTCGTAGTCGTAGGCCACGAACAGGATTTTATCCTTGTACGGCTCAATCACCTGCTTGCACGTCTGCCACTCTCTTTTGGCGTCAGTTACGCTATCAGCATAGCTAAACCAGTACACTGCGACTTTCAAGCCAACATCAATCGCTCCACGGATATTATCCACGAAGCGCTTGTCGCGTTGCGTCACACTATTGCCGTACCCAGCGCGGATAATCGCACCTTTTATTCCCGCAGCGGCAACTTTTTCCCAATCAATCACGCCATTGTGGGCGGATACGTCAATCCATTGCTCACTCATTCAAATAACCCGCTTTCCGCAACTGCTCACGCTCGTGTTTAATATCATCCGAGTAATTTTCCCGCACTTTTTTAACGTCTGCGACCGTCACATCTTCAACTTCTGCGATTTGCTCAGCAGTTTCGCCGTATGCAATAGCTTTAATTATTTCCTGTATCTTCTGTGGGCCCATCAAGCATCATCCTCCGTTTCTGTTTCATCGTCGTCTGATTATTCGTTTGTCAGCGTATATATAATTTTCATCGTCTGCGTTGCTGTCTTTGTAATAGGCTCAGACAAATTGTTGATTGTTCCTAAGTATGGGTTGAATACAACAGGGATTAAAGAAGTGCAATCTTCACGCCGGCAAATATCATAATAATAAGGCTTTGGCAAATAATTGCTTGAATATATAAAGTTATTTTCTCTATAAGACGGAGTATGCTCAGTTGTTAAATTTGTTTGTATAAATTCAGTACCGTCAAACGCATAAATACTATCATCTAATTTCAGAATAGCTTTATCATCTAATTTCATGATTACATATAATTTGTCTGTTTCTTTTGGCAAATCTATTATTTCACATGAACCATCGGATACCTTAATTCGATACATTTGTGTAAAATTAACAGATTGCTCGCCAGCCATACCATAGATATATCCATTAAATTCAAATTTTGCATTAACGTTGAAATTATATGTAGCATAGTTGTCGTCCGCAAGTGTAAACTGTCGCTCATTTCCAATCCCATCTGCTGTAATTTCCGCATAATAAAGAGTCTGTGAAGTAGAGCTATTACTTCCTAAAATCACGCATTTATCATTTGTCGGAGAAAATGTCCAATATTCAAAATCATGTGTTGCTGTATACTTTTTCCATGCAGGTTTAAAATAACTATAATTTAATATATCTGTAACAGATAAAGTATCACTCCACGGTACGTTTGCAACATAAATAGATGTACCGTTAATGTCAAAAAACGTAAAAATACCTTTGGAAAATTCGCCAGCAAAATACCAATATAATTGAAATATTGCGCTGTAACTATCTTTATAATCTCTACCAGCCGGATATAATCTATCCTCATCATTGTAACTGTACGTTACGTAACTTTTTAAATCGTCAAACAAATTGGTATACGGTTCTGTTATGCTGTTTAAAAGCCCACACTCTCCGCCGAAGCGTGAAGTTAATGCAACCGCAGAAATTGTGCCGTTTGCTTGGTTTGTGGAAAAATCCCATACACTTTTATACCCGTTTGTGACAGGCCCGCTTTCGGTCGTGTTTAATGTTCCACGGTATGTATTATCGCCCGCATAAAGGCCTCCTGCGTGGCCGATGCAGTGTGAAAAATCAGGTATAATATTATCGGCATTTTCCGTTAAAGGTTCATCAAACAGTAAAATTCCGCCCAATGCTCCGGAATAAATCGGCAACATTTTTTGATACCAATGCGAAAGATTTGCACCAGCAATAAATTTTGCAGGCGGCTGAAGTATATTCGTCAGCGCATTTGTCAGCATGTTATGATGTTTAACACGTTTCTGGATTTTGCCAGTGGCGGCGTCTTTTAAAATAATCTCACAAGAGCCTTTCATTCTGCTTCTTCCTCGCTTTCCGTTGATATGTTTTCCGTAATAGGCTTAACAGAAATACTAATCTTGGCACAAGCACTAACAGCTTCTGTAATACCAGACTGTTGCGGAGTTTGAGTTTGTGTCGATACGTTTTCGGAAACTGTTTTCGCCGATGGGCCAATTTTGGCAGTAACCGTACTGATTGTTTCTGATAACTCAATAACACCATCCCAGTTTGTGGTTGATGCAGCCAATCCTTGCCCGTTTACTGTCGCTAATAATGCTGATTTTTCTATATATCCTTCCGCGTCATCGCTTCTCATGGATACACTGATACTATGGGCTTGATTCCCTTTCATACCGATGAGAGGAAGGAATAAATGTATTATGCTGTATCCCTCTGAAACGGTTTGCTTTGGTTTGAGCGGGTACGATACATTGTCAATCAAATAGCTAAATTCTATCGTTCCACCCGTTGTAATAACAAAGTTAATCTCTGCATTAAATAGTGGATTAGCCTGTGTATTTGCCGTAAAATTTATCCGGATAATTTCAGTGCTTGTAGAGGATAATTCGCGTTTCCCACTGTTTTCTTTCTCGTAAACAATGTCAGATAAGTTCTTTGTGGATACGTCTACAACAGATTTTATTTTTTTGCTTAGTGACACATTACTTACAGCACGTTCAGACGCAGATTCGGCATCAGCAGAAATTGTTTCCATTCCCATAAATTCAAAAGATATATTTGAAACAATCGTTGTATAAATGTTTCCTTTTGTGTCTACTACTCTAACAGTGTCGCCAGCCTCAATAGATGGGATACACGACGTTTCAATGCTTAAAGGCCGAAATTTAAAACCAACTAGTTTTTCACCGAGTGTTGACGTTAATTCCTTTGTTAGTTCCTGAATAAGTGGGTTATCAGAAATTGTTACTAAATATCCTTCTTCTCCATACAAATATGTATCTCCGTCAATCGGTTCAATTTCTACACCGGTAATTTCTACGTCGGTTTCATCTACAGAGCAACTACTCAAATGTTGTAAAGTGAATTTATCTTCAGTGTCAAGATCATACCATCCTAAAACAAGCCCGCCTGTATTGTCTATCCTAGCCCAACAACCAGCAATTTCTGCTATATATGAAATCATGTCAATGCCTGTAATGGATTCATCAGTTGGACGTGTTGGCACAGAATAGTTCCAATTAAAAAAATCAGGTGTATGTAATTCAACGCCGCATTTGTCACACAAATCTTGTAAAATTTCTCCAAGACTTGCCGGATATACAAGCGTTGTAATATCGTTATATGCTTTGTCAAACTTTATCATATTGTCATATGCTACGAGGTTAACCAAGCCATTTTCAAACTCAGCGGAGCTTACTGTAAATATTCCACGTTGTACTTCCTCTATTGTTCCTAATACATCTAAGCAAAATTTACATGTTATAACAGCACCTTCAAAATTTATGTTGTCATATGTACCATCAAAGTTTGCAAGTGAAATATCAAGCTCTTGTGCTGCAACTTCTCCAATGCAAAATGTGTTATCCTCTGATGTGCTATCTTCTATTTTTGCGCTCACAACATTCGTATTGTCAAATGTTAATGTTGCGCCACTTGCTAAAACAACATCGCATTTTATACTTTCTGATCTGCCGTTTTGTAATATTAATTCTTTATATTCGTCTGATGTAGTAATCATTTAATATAGACCACCCCGCTTTATACCTCAATAAAGTCAAATGAAACATCTTTTACCATTTTGCTATCTGTCAAAATCCACTTGAAATTTGCAGTCCTATCCCCAACATAAAATAGTGCTGTCCTCATTCCGTTTTCCTTCAAATCAAAATACGTTAGATAGAAATTGACATCATTTACATTTTTCAATAAAATAGACGCTTCCTCTGCAGGCATTGCAGCCCACTTACAAGACAATTTGACTTTTTGAGCTACACGGTCAATGTGCATTACACCATCAAGAGTTCGCCCGGAATTTGGGCTTGACACATCAAATAACGACCATGTAATTTCCGCAGGGGTTTTGATTACAGTATCGTTTACTTTTAAAATTTGGAGCGCCATCAAGGACCACCTCCAAAAAATTTCTTGTAGCGGCGCTCGATGGCGCTCTAGTTATTTAATTTCTCTCACACTTTAATATTTTGTTTCAATCTCATAGAATGAATGGTATTGCGGCTGCCAGTGAAACTGAAATCTTCCCGGGCAACCATGACGATTCTTTTTCAGATAAATGCTCGCGTCTAAATATGCTTCTCCAGAAAGTTTTACATCGTCATCAAGGTTTTCAGACTGCACGAACATTACATAGTCAGCGTCTTGCTCGATATTGCCTGAACCACGAATATCGGCAAGGTTAGGCTTTTTGTCGTTTCGTTCTTCAATTTTGCGGTTCATCTGTGAAAGCTCAATAATAGCAATATGTTTTTCCTTTGCAAGTAATTTGAGTTCTCTTGTGATTTCTCCAATGGCTTGTACTTGGTCTTGTATTTTTGGACGTTCCATAAGCCCTAAGTGATCTATAAAGATACAATCAGGCTTATATAAATCGACATAGTGCCTAACCATCTTTGTGGAAAGTTTTGTGTCATCTACAAAGCTAACTTTTCCGTCATTTTTAAAAGCGTTTAGTACATTGTCAGTTATCTGTAATTCTTCTTCAGTTAACTTTTTATCTCGGATAAGTTCGCTATTGATGTGAGTAAGCTGTGAAACAATTCGTTGCATTAGTTGTAAGTTAGGCATTTCCATGCTAAAATACTGAATTTTGTACCCACGCTTTGCCATTCTTACAGCTAGGTTTAACGCAAAGTCTGTTTTGCCGTGTCCTGCTCTAGCACATAGCGCAGTTACAGTATCTTTCATGAACCCGCCTATTGCTCTATCAAGGCTTCTAAATCCAGTCAAGACTGTGTCAGGCTTTTTTTTGCTTTTAATCCATTCCATGAATTCAATGGCAGCGTCATGAAACGATGTTCCTGTATACTCTTTCAGTTGGAACATGTCATCTTGCTTTTTAACAACATTACGCAGAAAATCTGTGATTTCATCTGATGTTTTTGTGTCTATATCAGACATGGCAAGCATTAATGAGTTCTTTATTTCTTGCCTACGCCAGTCCTCTATGACAATTTTCATATATTCATCTAAATGGCTCCATGTTGGAACATAAGCAGCTAGTTTTAGAATGGTTGTTTTATACGGTGGGAGTTTATGTATCAGCGAAACAGCGTCGAGCTTTTCGCCATCCCAATACATATCCGTAGCAACAGAGAAGATTTTTCTTAAGGCATCATGTGAGAACATTTCAGGCGCAAGCATATCTACCGCTTTTTTCGCTGCTTCTTCATCCAACATCATGCAACCAATAACCGACATTTCAGCTTCAACGCTCATTCAGGGATCAAATCCTTCCAATCACATTTTCCGGACATGAATTTCTTCATAGCTTCATCATGTCGCTGTTTAGCTTCAAGAATATCCTGTGGTATAGGCTTGTCTTGAGGCTTAACATGCTTCTCTTTACCTTTCAGCTTATCCCAGCAGATGCCTTTCCAATTGCTTGCCATACTCTGATAGATAACGTCTATGATGTCTTGTTCCTCATAGGTAGATGTCTTGTGTTCAATTTCAGTTAGAAGCATTTTTAACCCTGTTGGTTTATAGCTCTCTCTGCGTTCAGACTTATATGTAAGCCATTCAGTAATAGCCTGCTTGAGTTCATCTGAAAAGCTGTGTCCAAAGAATTTGTCCTGCTGTTTAGAATTTTTTCGCTCGGATTTTTCGTTTTTGGGTTGTTGTGCCTTACTACTCTTGTCATTATTAGTAAGATCATTATTACTACTGTTATTATTAGTACTATTATTATTTAATAGCGTGCATTTCGCCTCCGTAGGGCAAACCTGCGTAGGCGAAACCTGCGTAGGCGAAACCTGCGTAGGCGAATCGCATGTGGCTGGAACCTCTTTGACTATATATTCATAAGCACCTAATTGACCTTTTTCGTTCCTAATACGTTTACCTCGTACGATATATCCTGTTTCTATCAGTTTACGAATTCCTGCTTTGACCGAAGAAACACCGTCACTTGAATTCGATGCGATTTCTTCCACATAGAAATTCCATCCTTCTGGCTTGCTCAAAAAATATAGCAGGATTCCTTTTTCTCGGTATCCTAATCGCTTATCATTTATAAAGCCTTTGTCCACTTGTACGAAAGGATTATCTCTGCGCTCTACTCTATAAATCATTTGCATACCTCCCACAAGTATCCCCACTGATTTATGATTGAAAAGGGCGCAGGCGATAGTGGGAATACCGCTTTTCTCTTGCGCACAGATAGCGCCCTATATTTATATTTTATCATGTTAGTTAATAAAACGTAAAGTATAAACTACTACTATTACGCGAGAAATCAAGAAAAATATTGGCGAACACCGAAATGTCCGCCGA